GTGCCAGATGGTCGCATCAAGGAAATGTGGGCGCAGACCGAGAAGCTCCTCGTCAGTCATCACCCAGATCCGACAAAGAGCCGTGGACAGTATCTCGATCTCCTGTCCCTATCGGTCAAGGAAGACCCGGATTGCCCTCGCAACGGGTTCTACTATGCGCGGGAACTGACGTTTCACGCTCGCTGGGACGAGGCTATTACTGCCCTGCACAAGTACCTAGACCTGCCCGGCGCAACGTGGCCGAATGAGCGTTGCTATGCCATGCGCCTCCTTGGCAAGGCACACAGCGAGATTGGTGACCAGAAGCAGGCAGAGCATTGGTACGTCAGGGCAGCGGCAGAGGCTCCAGACACAAGGGAGCCTTGGTGCGAACTTGCCATGCTGATGTACCGCCAGAACCGCTGGGAAGAGTGTTTCGCATTCTCCATGCGCGCCCTTCGGATCAAGGACAAGGCTCTGGTCTATACCTGTGACCCGGATGTCTGGGGACATTGGCCGCATGATCTTGCCAGCGTTTCTGCGTGGCAGTTGGGCATGACTCAGATCTCGCTTGAGCAGGCAAGACTTGCCGTCGAGAAGTCACCTGATGACCTTCGACTTCGGGGGAACCTGAAGTACATTGAAGATCACATCGCAAGCCCCGGAGAGAAGGTTGCGTAGTGTCATGGACATGCAGTCGCTGATGAACATCGGCATAGGCATCGTCCTTGCCGGTATTGGATGGTTCTCCCGGCAGATCTGGGAGGCCGTGAAGGAACTGCGACGCGATCTGCATGAGATCGAGGTTGATCTTCCCAAGAGCTACGTTCGCAAGGATGAGTTTGCCGACAGCGTCAAGGAGATCAAGGCAATGCTTGAGAAGATCTTTGATCGGCTCGAAAGCAAGGCCGACAAGTGATTGTCACCAAAGATGGATGCGCTTGAGTCAGTCCTTAAGCTTTGGCCTATTGCTGTAGGATTTATCACGCTTGTAATAGTTCTCGCTAAACTCGATCAGAGGGTTCTTGTAATTGAAGAAAAAGTGAAGGCTCTTTTCGATCTCTGGAACAAGAAAGGTTGATCATGGACTTTATGAAAATCATCGGAGCTGTGGCTCCTACTCTCGCCACCGCAGTCGGCGGTCCGATTGGAGGCATGGCATACAAGGTCATCGCTGATGCTCTTGGACTGCCTGATGGGACGTCCAAAGACGATATAACCAAGGCAATCAACAATGCCTCTGCGGATCAGTTGCTGGCTCTCAAGAAGGCTGACAACGACTTCGCGGTTCAGATGCGTGAACTGGATATCGATCTTGAAAAGATTGCCGCTTCGGATCGAGATAGCGCCCGTCGTCGTGAGACTCAGGTTCGCGACTGGATGCCGCGCGTTCTGGCTTTTGTCGTCGTGGCAGGCTTCATGGCAACTGTCTTTCTTGTCCTCATGGGGTATGTGGACGGCATGAAAGATCCGCTGATGGCTACGACTGTAGGTACATTGATTGGATTTGTAAGTGCGAAGGCAGAGCAGGTCATTGCATACTACTTTGGCTCGTCTTCCAGCAGTCAGCAGAAGACTCAGCTTCTTGCAGGGAATCAGAAGTGATGCGTTCGTTTCAGGGTGAGGCAAGGAAGGCAACGCTGGATGAGATCATCGGCGTCGCCAAGATGCTGGAGATCGAGCCTGCTGCTTTTCGGGCTGTGATTGCAGTCGAAGCCGCTGGCTCGGGATTTGATGCCAAGGGGCGGCCCAAGGCTCTGTTCGAGAGGCACTACTTCTTCAAGCATACCTTCAGCAAGCCGGATCTTCACAAGCGGGCCGTTGAAGAGGGGCTTGCCTACAAGGCATGGGGCATGAAGCCCTATCCCAAGGGTTCTGATGCGGTCTACGACGAGATCATGCGGGCCTGCGCCATCGATGAACATGCTGCCCTGCTCTCGACCTCTTGGGGGCTGGGACAGGTCATGGGCAGCAATTTCAAGATGGTCGGACATGAGTCTGTTGAGGACATGGTTGACGAGGCTTGCAAATCCGAGACAAGCCAGCTTCGACAGATGGGTCTTTTTATCAAGAACGCCGGTCTGATCCGTCCGCTCCGATTCAAGGACTGGGCGACCTTTGCCAAGGGCTACAACGGCCCCGGCTATGCACAGCACGGGTATGATGTTAAGATTGCCGATGCCTACGCGAAGCTATCCGCAGCTTCGTGAAGGTGTTAAAGTGAGGGGGAAACGGAGTCACCAATGACGACCGGACTTACCTACTCGCAGTACGTCACTCAGATCGCAACCTTGGCAGTTGTCGAGGAAGCCAACGCTGAATTTGTGACAATTCTTCCGCAGATGATCACATATGCGGAAAACAGGATTTATCGAGATCTTGATTTTCTGTTCACTTCTATTTCAAACACAAGCTACGGGACAATTGTCGGAAGCAGGCAGATTGCAGTTCCGACAGGAACCTTTGTCGTTCCAGAGCAGATCAATGTGATTACGCCCGCTGGGACCAGCAATCCTGACCTTGGAACGCGAGTTCCGCTCCTTCCATGCACCAAGGAATTCCTTGATGCGGTTTATGGTGTTTCCACAAGCAGGGGGACGCCAAAGTACTTCTGCCCGTTTGATGATTATACGTTCCTCCTTGGTCCGTATCCTGACGCGGCATATACGGTCGAAATCGTCGGAACTTATCGTCCTTCCAGCCTTTCCTCTGCCAATCCGACGACATTCATCAGTCTCTATCTTCCCGATCTAATGATCATGGCTAGCATGATCTACATTTCCGGCTATCAGCGAAACTTTGGCCGCGCCAACGATGATCCTCAGATGGCTGTCACCTACGAGAGCCAGTATCAGGTTCTTCTGAAGGGCGCGTTGGCAGAGGAAAACCGCAAGAAGTTCGAGGCTGCTGCTTGGTCGTCGCAGTCGCAGGCTGTCACGGCCAGTCCGACACGGGGGTGATAGATGCCACACGCATCCTTCAAGCTCCTGCCGGGCGTCGATCAGAACAAGACTCCCGCCCTCAACGAGGCTGCTATCAGCAATAGCCAGTTGATCAGGTTCATCCCTGATCGGACGCTTGGCGGTCTTGTTCAGAAGCTCGGTGGATGGACGAAGTTCTTCCCCGACACGATTGGCAGCATCGTGCGCTGCCTCTGGGCTTGGGAGGACACCAACAGCAATTCGTACCTTGCCGTTGGCGCGGAGGGGATTGCGGCTGGTGGTGGGCAGGCACTTGAGGTCATCAATAGCGGAGTAGAGATCGATATCACTCCGCAGACAGTCACATCAGATGTCGCCGTTGATTTCTCAACTACATCTGGAAGCAGCACAGTAACAATCATAGATGCAAATTTTACAGTTGATAAATACGATATTGTTGATATTCAAACACAAGTTAGCGTTGGCGGGATTGTGCTTTTTGGTCAGTATCAAGTGACTCCGATCGGAGCAACAAGTTATTCAATTGAAGCTAGGGATAAGCTTGGAGACCCCGCTCTTGCCACATCTACTGTAGCAAACGGAGGGGCTGTCCCTCAGTATGACACTACCAGCGGATCAAATACCGTAGATGTAACTCTTGCGGATCATGGTTATGTTATTGGAGATACTTTTACAGCCCTAGTCGCCACTTCAGTAGGAGGAGTAACAATCTACGGAAATTACATCGTCACAGATGTTGCCTCCTCAAGTGTTTTCTCAATCGCAGTAAATGCTCAGGCAAGCTCTACCGCGACTGCCGATGAAAACGCTGGAGATGCACATTTTCTGTATCTGAACGGAGTCGGTCCGCTTGCGTCGGGAACTGGATATGGTGTTGGCGGATACGGTGTTGGTGGATACGGAAGCGGCTCCCCTCCAGATCCTGATGTCGGAACTCCAATCAATGCGGTCGATTGGACATTGGATAATTGGGGCGAGATACTTATCGCGTGTCCCTATGGTGGGCCGATCTACTACTGGTCTCCTGCTGGTGGGGCTGAAATTGCATTGGCGATTGCCAACGCTCCTTCGGTAAATGAAGGAATGTTTGTGGCGATGCCGCAGCGACAGATTATTGC